TATGATACCATTATTGCAAAAAATCACGCCCGCAAATTCCCACAGCGAGAAAATACATTGTATCAATTCTGCGGCGAATTTTGCAGCGTAACTATACCGTATACATTATTGTGGAATAATGTTGATGATTCAACGACATTACATGGCGCGATATTTCGCGACGGATTGCGCTGTGTGTTTCGCGGTGTGTTTCGCTGCGTAGTATGCCGCGGCGTGGGCTGGTGCTGCTGCGCGGTTATGCTGTTTATATTTTGTTTATATTTTATTTATACTTTCTTAATTGACTATTGCGATGTATTGGGTTATAATATAGTCAGAAATTAAGAAAGGACACGCGAAAGACGCGTGAGGGTGAATTGAGTATGGTTTTATATGGTAGATTAGTAAATGAGATGGTAAAGAAAATTAGCGAGGAAGATTATCAGATGATTGAAGCTCGCCGGAATTTGCAGAAAGGTATATTCATTCCTGAGAGTGTGAAAACGCTTCATCATATAAAGGGATTGGAAGAAAAGATAGGTTGTTATGATTCATATGTATATGCTGAAAGATTGTTAGAGTATATTTGTAAGAATAAAACGGCTATCGCTTCACATGAAATAGAATTGATGTTTTATACTATGATAGCGTATACTTATGCTGATATTAACAGGGGTGAATTGATTTCAAGGTTGAAAACATATTATAAAACGGCTGTTTGGAATATGGCGGGTGACGCTGGAGAAAAAATTGAAAAGGACATGACAGGATTCAAGGATATTTTTAATATTCGCTTTGACGATGTCGGACAACATGATATTTATGATTGGTTTGATAATCTTTGTCACCTGTTGATTATTGTGAGAAAAATGTGTGATTGTATTGTGAATGAGTATGAGGGGGTGTAATTATGAGTGGCATTGGTTGGGTTGGAATGGTTATTGTTTACATCATCTGTTTTATAATTACGGTGTATACATCAAACAAGAGGTTTTAAAAAACCTCTTGTTTTTTTTATAAATTGTTTACAATTTATTCATAGTTTATCAATTGATTTTGGCGGCTGTGTGTGGTATACTAATATTACATTAAAGAACGGGTGGTGTAATACATGAGTAAAAAGAAAATGACACAATGGGAAAAGAACTTGAAAGCAGTTGAGAGAGCGCAGAAGAACGCATTAAAAAGAATTGAGGAGTTGGAAAAAAGGGGGTATAAAGTCAGTAAGAATATAAAAAAAGCTGTTGAAAAGGATGTGACAAAAAAACGTTGGACAAGTGCAGAGGTTGAAAAGTATCGAAAAGTAACGGCAAATGCAAGCAGAATTAAATCATATGCAGAAAAGAAAATCACATACAAAGCGGCAGCAGGTGTTGAGCGTACTTTTATAAAGAAAGCAAGCGAATTGACCAACATAAAGCAGGCGAAACAGTTTACTAACGATTTACAGAAAAACGCAATGAACTTAAACAGAGGGTCGGCAAAATTGATATCAATGTTATTTGGTCAGTTTGGTTCTGCTTTGGGTATTAAATCCGATTTCGCTTTATTATCCCGTAAATTTACAGATATAGCAAATGTTGGTAAAATATTGAAAGGTGCTAAAACTTCAGAACTTACTAAAATTGTTTCCACTATCATGGGCAGTGAATATGGTGACACCTTTGTAAAAGCTATATATGCAACACCATTTTTGAAAGAGTCTAAGGACAAAATAAAAGCGGAGCAGTTGAAAGCAGCAAAAGAAACTTTCGGTGAAAATTTCGCTGTTGGTGATGATACTGTTGATATTATGTTTGATTTTTTTGATTCGGACGCTTGGCAGAAATACAAGAATTCAAAATATTCTTATTACAATGAAGAAGAATTGAGGGGTTTTGTTGAGTCTGTTGACAAAGAAGGTATAACAGGTTATGATTTAAAAAGAATTCTTGTTTTGATTGAGGGTGGTTCTTCTTTAAGAAAGGCTGTTAAGATAGTTAAAGGTAAGTAAAAAAAAATGCGCTGCCGATTTACGACAACGCAAAATTTAAGAAAGGATTAAAAACATTATGAGCAATTTGATTTATTGGAGTTATGAGAAATTAAGAGAAATCAATTATGATTTCAAAAGTGTAACAAAGGGAAAAACACACATTAAAGAATTGCAAAACTTAATAACGTTTGACATTGAGACATCTAACGGGTTTAGACAGAAAGACGGTCAGATTATCGGTTTTTCTCATGAACTCTATTCAAAAAATCACTCGCTGTTCGACGGCGAAGACGTCGAACAGGTTTCTATCATGTATGTTTGGCAGTGCGCGATTGAGCGCGCTGCTGATAATAATTCAGAAATTATTGTTTTCATGGGTAGAACTTGGGGTGAGTTTGAAGAGTTTATGACAGAATTGACAGATGATGTCACATTGGCTTCAAATGGTGTTGACCCTGATATGGATGTTATCGCAAGAAGCTTTTTATTGGATTCATACAAGAAAGGAAAAAAAGTTGTTGGAACCGCACCTGAATTTCATATTTACATTCACAATTTAGGGTTTGAGTTTCAGCATTTACAGAATGTTTTTCATAAGGAGTTTACACGGTGGACGAAAAGATGTTCTGTTTTTGCAAGAAAACAGAGGTGCCCTATGAGAGCCGATTTCAATTATAACAGAACTCACGTAATTTTAAATGATACTTTGTGTTTAACTCAGAGAAGTTTGGCAAGCTGGACAAAAGATTTGAAGGTGTCAAAATTATCAGAACCAAAAGATTTTTACTTACCAGTAAGGACGCCGGAAACGCGTTTGACAGATGAAGAGATTGACTATTCAGTAAATGACGTTGTTTCAATGGTTTATGGTTTGCGTGAGTATCGTGACAAATATAAACGACTTGGCAATATTCCAATGACGCAGACGGGAGAATTAAGGAGAGTATTGGAAGAAAAGGTTGGTACTGATTTGCAGTGGGTGGACATGTGCAAAAAGGTGGCAGAATCTGTTGATTATAATTTTTATTTGAAGCTTTACAAAGCATACATGGGCGGTTGGACACATGCGAATATTCTTCATACAAATCAGTTGAGAAAGAATGTAAGTTGTTTTGATTTTCGTTCTTCATATCCGGCGGTTATGACTCAGTGTAAATTTCCAATTTCAACATGGCGTGAAATTTCAGAATATGAAAAAGATATGATTGATTTACAGGGATTGGGTGCAAATAAGAAACAAATATATTTTGGTGAATTTAGATTCACAAATGTTGTTTCAAAAACATTCAACACATTTTATTCATACTCAAAAGCATATGACTTTGAAACGGCTACAGATGAGAACGGCAAAGAGTTTGAAATCGTAACGCTTGACAATGGGAAGATTTACAACGCCGCAGGATTTACCGCAACAATGACGGATTTAGATTTGGACATTTTCTTAAAAGCATATGATTGCAATATTGAAGTTCTTCACTGTTGGGCTGCTGATTGTGATTATTTACCATCAAATTATATTAACGTTATTTTGGATTATTACGGATGGAAAACGTCGTTGAAAGATGTTGAAGGTAAGGAAGATTTATATGCATTCAGTAAGAAATTCAACAACGGAATTTACGGTGTGCAGGTACAGAAGTTAATCAATGAAGAAATTCTGTATAATGCGGATGGTTGGATTAAAGAGGACGATGAATATTTTAATCAGAAATCTTTTAATGATACGATTAAAAGCATGTTGAAGAAAAATTGCTATACTATGTATCAGATTGGAGTTTGGGTTTCTGCTTGGGCACGTTGGAGACTTTGGCAGAATATTTTAAAATTTGATGAAAAGGTTGTTTACTGTGATACAGATTCAATCAAAGGTGTTTTCAGTGATGAAGATGTTAAGGAGTTTTTAAAGTTTAATGATTACGTTGAAAGTTGTATTGTTGAAGTGTGCAAGGCACGCAACATTGACATCAACAAATTTAAACCAAAAACACCAAAGGGAGTTTGTAAGGAGCTTGGCTATTTTGATATTGAGGCCAAATGTTTGGAATTTAAAGCACTTCACGCAAAGTGTTATTGTGACAAGATTAAAAAAGACGGAAAAGAAAAAATTGTGTGCACTGTTGCGGGTATCAGTAAGAAAGCTTGTTTGAATGTTGTGAAATCTGTTGACATGTTTGAAGATGGTTTGACATGGAAAACAAATGAAAGCGAAAAAACAATAACCTATTACAACGACGACCAGACGCCCGGAACGTGGGTTGACCGCAACGGGGATTGGTTTTATTCATCTGATAAATACGGAATATGTTTAATGCCTGCGACATTCAAAATATCAAATACTGAGGATTACAAAACATTATTCAACGATATTCAGTCGGCGTGTGACGGTGAAGAAATGTCAATCATGTATGAAAGAGCGGATGTATTAAGCGACTTTTAACAAATAAAAAGAGGGTTGAAAAACCCTCTTTTTATATTACATTTTCCAGCATAATTTTTTTAACGGCTATATCAGAGAATCTCACACGACCGCGAAAGAAGTTTTCACGAAGTTTATTGAATAATGGTATTCGGCTGAATAACGTCATGTTTTCGCGACCGTCAGGGTTCATATTGTAAAAGTTCGGATGTGTTAAATCAACAACCCTGTTTATATAATAATACCCGTTGTCATATAATCTTATAGCCAATTGTGTGTCATTGTATGACAACGTACACAAATAATAATTCTTGCCCCAATCTGGTTCAGGTTTACAGATACAAGAGAAATCAGAATTCAACCAACTATTGTCAATATTACTTTGCATTTGTTTATTCTTAGAAAATGCCCTGTTGAATGCTGATTGTTTCTGTCGTTCTGCAACTGACAAATTAACGAAACGTTCCAACACAAAACCATCACCGCGGTAAAAGCGGGTGTTGTCCTGAATCTTTGTTGTTATGCCTAGTTCTTCGAAATATGGATTGTTAATATCAAGCGAGTTCGACGCCATGAAAACAGGGACAAAGCGAACGCCATTTGGACCACCACGGGCAATTGATGTATGAATGTTTACGAATTTATTCATCTCATTTGGTACATAATTATCACACTGAAACTCATCGAAAAAAATCGCGTCAACGTCGTAAAAGTTAGATGAGATTTTTTTGATGTCATCAGATGAGTTTATAGGCAAAACATAGCCGCATATTTCTTTAAATGGTTCTTCTTCGTCTTTATCGTTTACAATCTTTGAGCAAAGCTGTATGACGCTATAAACGCCCTTCTGCATAACTGTTTCTTCTATGGAATATTGATTGTAATTGTCGTTTAATATGATTGAAAAGATACCAGAAGCAACAGAACCCAAATCACCCTTCTTTCTACATAATAGGGCGAATTTTCTCATATTCTTCAAATAAGGCAATTCTATTTTGTGAAAATATAAATCCAAAATCACTTTACCAAATCCGTATGTTTTTCCTGCTCCACGGTTAGAGCATGATAAGAATATTTCAGGTGTGTTCTTGTATCTATCTTTTTTATTTAGAAGCGGCAGGGGTGAATAAAATTCAACCCCTGCGTCAATGAAACTATCAGTCATATATTAGTCCCCCTTTTTGAATTTACAACCACGGTCAAACAAGCCTTCAATGTAATCAGAAGCTGGTTTTACATTACTGATAACCTGCATTCCTGAGGTTTTAACGTATGTATAACCATCCTGAAAGTGCGGCTGTGTATCTGTCGCTTTGATATAATGACACACACGAGGAACGCCAACGCGGTTTGATGTATAACCATAATTGCTTAAAAAATTGTCATACTGTTCAAGTATTGCGGGCTTTATCTGTCTTTTACATACAACAGGGGCGCCAACATTTCCGGCAACGCCTGCGTATAGTTCCAAAGTGCCAGTGTTTCCCGCAACATAACGGGAACCGCCAAGAACTCTTTTTGCCTGACCATAAACATTAGAAACAAAATCACCCTTCTTCGCTGAGCCTGCTTCATTAAGTAAATCAAGCTGTGTTTGATTTTGTGCATAATTGTTTATATAATCGGTTCCACCTGAATTATAATCAATACTATTTTTCACTTGCGTCAACATGTCGCGTAAGAAATAAACCGCCGATAATACTGGACCTTGTTCCTGAATTGCCCCAACATCATTACGCAAAACATTATTACCCAACGCGGCAGAACTGGTTATTTCATTTGCATATATTTCGTTGTCAGATGTTGTTAAAGCTGATTGGTACTGAGAACCAAGGAATGAAGAATAGTCATCAATATTATAAGAAATATGAGGTATGTTCTTATATTCAATACGTTCATCAACGTTTAATTTACTCATAATACCATCAGGAAGCGGCATATATTTGTAACAATAAGGGACAATTGCAATCATAGGGATATTTTCCAATGAAGCCACAACATCAAATTCAACTTCTGTTTCTGCATTTTCACCAGTTGCATTTAAAACAAAATTTTCATACTGGTATTCTTTAACCTCATTTGCCAAATGTAATTCGATAAATTGATATGGTGCGCGGTATAATTTTTTATTAACATACTTTGAAAAATCAGGTGTTTTAACTTTAAAATTAGCGTAATCAGACACCGGGCTATTTGCACTGACAAAACTGTGTATATAACCGCTAGGGATTGCATATAATGAAATAATGTTATGTGAAGCGTTATTAATAGTTAATGTTTTTACAACATTTGCCAATCCCAATTGTCCTTCATTATTAATTTTACTCATCTGAAAGAAAGCTATATAATTAGGATTAGGAAACTTCATGTATTGAATAGCCGCTGGTGCTGGTGATTCACCTTTGTCTCCAAGATGAATTAAGTTGTCTTTAGGGCTGTAAAAACCTGATGAGTTTTCTGTTAATAATTCATCCAATGTTGTGTCATCTGTTTCATACGGTGAAAGCTGCATAACTGCGTATAAGTCGCCAACTTCTATTGAATACATTGTGTCACCATCTTCTGTTCCAACAACAGGGAAATTTAACATATTCTTATCAACTGCCAACCCTTCCTCTGTTTCCATTTCATATATTCCAGTCTTCCACGGGTTCTTTTCCAATGCCTGAAAATCATCTTCGCTTAAATGTTCTCTTTCAATCTTAGCGTCCTTATATTCCACATTAAACATATATGTCTGGAACCAATCGATTTCATACATGATGTCAGATGTAACATTGTTTACATATTCCCAATTAGTAACGCGCGCGTAAAACTTAACATTTTCAAAAGAAGCGTTTGTGAATGAAATGAAATTGCATTGTGAAACTGTTGATGTTGGAAATTCAATACGACATTTCCCCGTCTTTTTAATATAGGTACATGTAACATTTGAAGCTTTCAACTTGCTATTAAAATAGGCGTCCTGTCCTGCTTTTGATTTAAAAACCATTTCAAGCCCGTCTGTAATTTCTACATCACTGTATAATTTTATTTGTGAATTAGGTGTAATTAAACTCATTTTAAAATCTCCTTTCAATTTAAAATAACGATAGAGAATTATATCTCTATCGTTATTATACTACATTTTTATATATTAGTCAACGTATTTCGCAGAAACGAAAACATGTTTGTTTTTATAACAAATATAATACCATGTCTCCCCGTTCTTGTCCTGAATTGAGTCACATACGTCAACAACGTCGCCGTCATATAGTTTAAAGCTACATTTACCGTAATTTGTGCCCGCCCATTTACGGGTGTTTAACACGTCAGCATGAACCACGCCTGAAAACTGTTTTGAGCGGCTCGGTGTTCCTGTTCCGCTAACTGTAAAGCGTGTTTTGTTGCTTGCTGTTAATTTTCCATAGCTTGCGCTTGTGTTATTGTTTACACTTGCGGTTTCAACATATCTCAAAACATGATTCCATGGATAATTTCGATATGGACGTATAAGAATTTCGCGCCCTGTCTGGTCGCCCGGCTTTCCGCCTGTTGCTTTTCCTTTTTCGTTAATGCTTGCTTCAACTTCTTTACCGTTTCCGCAATACATAGCCACATGGTGCCCCGTTCTTAAAAGAACGTCTCCACGCTTTAAACCAGAACCAGTGCGAAGATTTACAAATGAGGTAACATCTTTAAACCCTGCTTTTTTGAAAACATCAAGAATGTTTCCTGTATAGCTTGCACCCATACTCTTTACCTTTACGCCTGCACGCTCCCACGCTGTAATAACAAGCGCGCTGCAATCATAATCACCATCTTTTCCCCAACGGTGAGTCTGACAATATCCGTGAGAATTGTCCCGCGCTGTGTCTTCCATAAACTGAATAGCACTTTCAATTTTACTCATTTTTAGCATCTCCTTTTGTTTTAATATCGTGTGCCATAAAGTCTTTAAGAACCCCGACTGTATCAACGAGGCTCTGTAAAGTCTGCTGCAACTGTCCCATGAATTTGAAATCTCTATACATGAAATAGCCTATAACAACTATTGAAACAGAAGAATTCAAAACCATGTTTACAATATCATTCATTTCCATATTCTCACCACCTTTCATTAATTAAGGTATCCGTCAGGATATTCATAAGCTGTTTTTATATTGTCACCATAAAAAACGCGTCCTTCTTGTGGAATCTCGTCAGGTCTTATTATAACATCACCGTTTAACACTTCAATATAAATTTCATAAGTGAGAAACTTTTCAAACCATTTTTGAAAAACAGATTTTACAACATAAACATCAGCGCCGCTTGCTTCTACTGTAGATGTGTAATAATTCCCCGCTTCTGTTAAACTACCATCCGTTACTGTCCAACCTGCCCTTACATCATTATTAGCAGCTGTCAACAAATCACCATCTATTCCCATATCATTAACAACGCTGTTTACATCACCAATCATTGAATTTATATCTATACCATAATTCCTATGAGCTGTTCCACCCATTGAAAAACTTTCCATATTGAAGAATGGTATATAATCAGGTAGTGAAATAAACATTTGTTTGACTTTAAACCCCCATTGTGTATATGTGTTATAATCATTTGTTGATTTATATTCAGTTGGAATTAAAAAACATTGTATAAACTCAGAACGTATAGAACTGTAATAACCTATGGAACTACCTTCTATTTTCAACACAAAACCTTCATCCCATTTTACATCAATAGTAGATTTTAATTTATGTGATGATTGCCACATGGTTGTATCTAAATGTAAAATCCTCGAAGCAACATCTGTTACTGATTTAATATCAAAACTCCGTTTAACATCAACATAATAACCATAATAACGTGCGCAAGTTGTCAAAATTTGATAAATAGGCGATGTTATAATATCCCCACCGCCTGAGTGTTGTTTAATCAGTTCTATTATGTGTTTTTCTGTCCACTCTCTCATCCTTCTTTTCACCTGACTTTCTAACATTTCCATATTTCTTTATCAGTTCGATTATATGTTTTTCTGTAAAAACTCTCATTAATATCACCACCTTAAAAAAAAGGAAGATTCCAGAACCCCGACCGTGTCTCAGTCAAAACCACAACCGGTGCTATATTTCAAGCCGAACTTCCGGCTGTGTAAGCCCTGCAAATCTTCCTATAATTATATTACCACCTTAATGTTATTTTGTCAAGCGTTTTCTTCAAGGTTTTTTAATCGATTGTTTAAATCAATTATTTCTTCTTGCTGTTTCTTAATTAAATCAAGAAGAAACAACAACTGTTTTTCATACGTGAAAGCATTTGAAAAAGTTGATGGAATAACAAGCTGTGAAAAATAACAATTCTCTTTCTTCATAATAATCACACTCCTTTATGAAATCGGTATTAAGTTGTAAAAAACGAATACAATATATAAATGATTGTTAATGTCCATAATGATTGGTCCTGCGTCAAACGATAGTATAACCCCTGTATTTTTTGTTTTTACAGGAACCTGAGCGTATGCATCACCAATATTTGTTAGCTTGACATAACAAGCCAAATTCTCATGTGAAAAAGTATTATCAGCCTTAGGAAGATTAATCAAAACTTTTGCACCACTTCCAACAAGAACTGAAATTGAACTAATTTTAATATCTGTACGTCTTGCAATACCTGATGGACTTAATTCATAAGTAACAGTTTTGTTATTTGTTAGATTCAGTGACAATGATGAAGTTAATGTTTTTACAACAAAATCACTTTCACCAGTTCCACCACCGCCACCGCCTGCGCTTGCGTCAATTGCCTTTTTAATTCCGTCACTTGTGACTGGATTGTTAGAACCTGCTGTTGGTGTTGAGTCGAATGTTAAAACATTCTGTTTTCCAGTCTGCAGCCCTTCAATAGCTGTTGTATGTCCTGCCGTTGTTTCCTGTAAAGCTGTTATGTCCGTTTCCTGATTCGCCACGCTTTCTTTTACAGAATCGATTTCATTTTTGTTGTCTGAAATCTTTTTGTTCTGTTCTGTCTGCTCCGTTTTGATAGCGTCCAACTGTTCCTGTACGTTGCCAACGTCAACGTTATCTATAGCCCTTTTAATACCGTCACTTGTGACCGGATTGTTAGAACCTGCTGTTGGTGTTGAGTCGAATGTTAAAACATTCTGTTTTCCTGCCAAATCCACTTTTAAAGAATCGATTTCAGTTTTGTTGCTTGAAATCTTTGTGTTCTGTTCTGTCTGCTCCTGCTTTATAGCGTCCAACTGTTCCTGTACGTTGCCAACGTCAATATTATCTATTGCTCTTTTAATTCCGTCAGATGTCACCGGATTTTGTGAGCCTGCTGTCGGTGTTGCGTCGAATGTTAGTTTATTCTGTTTATTCTTCAATGTATTTTTCACATCAGTCATTTCACCTGTCAAAGTTTCAATGTCTGTTGTGTTATTATTAACATTCCCCGTTAAAGTTGTCACATTCTGAGTGATTGTCTGAATGCTAGTTTTTACACCGTTGATTTCTGTTTGCATTGCGTCAAGTTTTCGCTGCACTTCGTCAGGGTTGAGGTTGTTGACGTCGTTCTTAAGTTTAGTAACTTCACTCTGTAAAGCCACCAACTTTTTGTTGATGTTGTCGATTTCTTCCTGATAATCCCCGCCCGGTTCGATGTTGTCAATCAGTTGTTTCAAATATAAAATCTGTAATTCATAAGTGAAACACTCTTCAAAAGTTGAAGGAATCACTAACTGCAAATCTTCAACCATGTCTTTAAAATCTTCATACATATTTACACACTCCTTTCAAATTACAATAAACCAAAAAACAAATCATCAAATTCACGCCACAAGCTTTTAAGGTACGGTGTCGCTTTCATTAACATTTCATAATTGAAATCATAGTGTTCATCCATCTCTATTGTTTTGCTTGTTGAATCGTTTGTTGTTGTGTTTGTGTTTGTGTTTGTGCTCTCATTGTGTGACGTATCTGAGCCGTTTGACTCTGATATATTTTTAGTATTACTTGTTGCTGTTGTTGCGTTTGTGCTTTCGCTTGTGTTTGAATTCGTTGTGTCTGTTGTGCTCGATGTTTTACCAGTCGTTGAATCTGTCAAATCTTTTGTGACAGTGTCAGTTCCTGTGCTTTCACCAGAAGTTATATCAGAACCTGAATCAGTAACCGTGTTTGTTCCTGCAAGATTTCGCGTTTCTGTTTTCGTTGAATTATCATCATGAGTGTTTGTTTCTGAATAGTTTTCATAGCTTGTTTTTTCACTTCCTGTTGTTGAATCTTTTCTATTTGTAAAAGTAAGATTGTTTGTTTCAGAAAGTGTTTTACTGTCTGAATTACTTTCAGCAGCAACTAAACTTTCAGTGTTTACGGTTGCGAATAAATGCGGCGTTTCTGTCTCTTTCTGGAATGTGAAGTTTGTTAAATAGTTCCCATCCTTAACGGCAGATAAACCGTTTTGAGGTGTGTCAGAATATGACACCTCTCTTTCAATAACGTTGTTACCCTCTTTTTCACTTCGTGTTTCAAGAAGCGCCGGGGATTTCGTACCGCTTCCGTTCTCCGTTGCGTCCTTGCTGTTGCTTTCACTACCTGTTTTTGTCAAATCACTTGTTGTTGCTTTGTTGATAGCTCCAGAAATAGCCTTTGTGTCAGTAACGTCACCATCATTGGAATTTGTCACCGTGCCAGTATCTGTTGTATTTGTCAACGTTGATTTTCCATAAGTCGTTGTGTTCGTGTCGTTTGCTGTTTTTGATGTCGTTTCTGTTCCACCCTGAGTCGTTGAACTTTCATTAGAACCTGTTGTTGTGTTCTTGCCTGTTGAAGAATCTTTAACCGTTCCGGTTCCGGTTGTTTCGTCACTCTGCGTTCCTGTTGTTGTATTGCTTGCGGTTGTTGATGTCGTACCGTCAGCGCTCGTTGTTCCTGTTGAATCTGTTTTTGATTTACCCGCTGCGGTTGTGTCAATTGTTCTCTTATTTACTGAATAATTAGCGAAAACCTGCTTGTCAAGGTTTTCAAAAGTCCAGTTTATTTTTTCAGCAAGGTCAAAAATTCGATGTGCCAAAGCCATTCGCCAACCCGTGAAAGTTTCAAAGCCGATTTCATCATATAAAAATTCCTGAGTGAATGACAAAACGAATCTGTCTCTGTATTCCTCAGAAATAACATTTAATTCAGAACCAAAAAGCGTTGTTTTTGAAACGTCTGTTAAGTTCTGAAAATCTGTCAAATCCTTATTGTTCGAATTCTCTATTAACTTGTCAAGAATTGATATTGTATATTTAGCCATCGTTTCCACCATCCTTATTTGAATTTTTTGACTCGTTCTCATCAGCGCCAGAATCCTGTAACATCATCATAGAATAATCCCCGTAAAGTTCTGTATTCATATTTGACGACAGATTAACAGATAAATCTAAGCCCCAACGCTCGTTTGCTTTATTACAAAAATCAACACGATTCAACAATCTTGAATTCAATGATATTAAATCTTCCTGACGGTTTATTGTGATTTCATCAGATATTAAACGTTCCTTTTTGGTAGTCTCCGCAGATATTCCAAGCATTGAAAGAGCTTCCGCCCATATTGTTTTAAGACATTGTAACATCTCATTACCTCTGAACTCAACACCAGTTGAGAAGGCTGTTATACTGTCTTTGATATCTTCTCCATCTTTTACAGTAACCACAGGTTGAAACCCCTGCACACGTATCATAAAATTCTCTTTTGTCAACTGAGAGTTTCTATTTGTTGCTATAATGTACGGCGTAACCTGCTGTTGTAAATTGCTTCTGAATGTGTTGTGACATTCCCACAATAAACGTGCGTATAAATCAATCTTATTCATTAACGTTGTTTTTGTCATGTTGTCAAATAAAATCAACCAATCATCTGTTTCAATGTTTTGCGCATTATAGCCAATTCCTACAATACCCGTTGGATATCCGTATATATCAAAATTTCCAACCTGCATGAAATCAACAGAAACCAAATCATCAAGCCCGCTCGGTTTTAACATTGCGGCTTTTCCAGAATATAATAACGTACGTTCGAAAAACAAGCGGTCGCAAGTTTTCGGTAGTCCGTGCCATTCGAACTGAGATAAAGCAATATTAATTAAACGTTCCTTGTAATATTGATATATTTCAAAATTTTCAATAACTAAGTTTTTATCTTGTCTTCGCATTTTATCACCCCTTATTAAAAAAGGGCGGTGTATTTTACACCACCCCTTAAATTTTCATCACTGCTTGTTAAAAGTGATTGTTTCACCAACATTTGCAGCGCTTGTTGTTGGTGTGCTTGCTTTGTAAGTAGCTCCGCCCATTTCAAGCTCAAGCGTAACGCTTGCTGCACTGACTGGCATGATAACAGCACCGTATTCGTGAATTGCGATTGCTGCTCTTGTTGCTTCTTCTGTCTGAACGAATCGAACGTTTGTATCATGCAACGTTGCGTCATCGTCCTGAACTGCAAGTGTTAAAATTGTTGCAACGTCTGAAACAGACTTATCTGTAATATTTACAGTTACGGTTTCAGGAAGTGTTACAACAGCGTCAGATGTAACAAACGCGATAGCATTTGCGAACGGGCTATAAGAAATTGTCTTTTGTACTCTGTAAAAGTAATTCCAATAATCACCAGCAGCTACGAAAGTTTCAGTCATCTTCATTGCGTTGTCGTAGCACTGGAAGAACCACTCATCAACAAGAACTCCGCGAACTTTCTTCATAGCGTTTAATTCTTCCGTCGTGACTTCATCAATCATGTCAGATTCAGCACGGATTGCGTCAAATCTGTCATTGTCGAATTCGTCCCAATTATCGATAAGAACGACCTTTGAAGTGTAATCAGCTTCACTCATGTTGAAAGCAGAAGCCAAAACTTTTACAGAATAACGAGCGGCAAAATTAGCATCCAAGAACAAATACTGTTTGTCTTTGTCCGTGTTTGTAAGAACACCTGCGGCGTTATACTCACGGCGTGGAATTGTCAACTTGTTTGAAGTTGCACGAAAAGCAATTGCGAACTCTTCGATGTCGTCTGAGTTTGGAACTGTCTGAGAAACAATCTTTCCATGTGAGATTGTTTTAATCAGCAAATACTTATAAAGCAAGTATGAATCATATTCAGCTGCCTTATAAATAGAATCAACAATTCTCGCGATTAAATCCGTTACACCGTCAGCAGAAAGAAAAGCTTTTCGCAAATCTGTATCTGTTACTGTTACCGGATACTGAACATTCCATGACATAGTGTGAAGAGCTGAACGAATATCAGGCATAGTTCTTTTAAGTTCTCTCTTCTCTGCCTTGTCATAGTCAAATACTCTGACATTAGCAATCTGAACAAAAATCTCTTCTACTGTTTCGCCATACTCCAAAAGACCTTTACCAAATCTCTTATTCATAGGGTCGTTAAATGTAACTGACATAACTCTAACAGCTGCGATACGATTAATCAAAGCTGAAATAAACTGATTCGCTAAAGCAGGATAACCAAAAAGCACCTCTCCTACCTTTGGAATTTCTGAAATCTTTGAAATCTCAGGAACTAAGTCCTGATATTCCTGACCCGCGTGTTTTCGAATGACATTCAAAATATCAACCGTTGACGCGTTTAAATTCTGAACACTGATACGTCTCTTCATATTTATTCACCCTCACTTTCATTTGAAAACAAATCTTCATAATTCATTTTCTCATCTTCTTCAATATCGTCAGAATCATCATCAGCGTTTCCATCTGCCTGTTTCTCAATTTCAACGCCGTCAAAAAATGCCTTTCGATATCTCTCTTTCCATTCATTGTCAAGCTTGTCTAAATCTGCCTGAGTTACACCCGGTTTATCGATAGCTTGAATTCTCTCAATAACATCAACAGAATTTTCATCAGTCAAAATGTCATTAAGAATTGGTTTCAGTTCCTCAATATCAATCATACAAAAAACCTCACTTTCTAAAAAAATAAAGTGACAAGAGTGACGCGCCTGAATATCACCCCTGCCACCTCTTACATTTAATATACTACATTAAATGTTATTTGTCAACAGTTTTATAGATTTTTCCTTCACAATCTTTAATCAACTGATTTAAGAATGTTTTGAATTTCTTATTTTCTGTTTTTGCTGCAACAGCCTTTATTTCTTTGATGATGTTTTTCATCTCAGATGTTTCAACAGTCATTAAACTATTGTTTTCAATGTTATCAATAATACTAATAACATTTTCAACTCCTGCCAAATGAACTTTGGTTGAAATTTCTAAACTTTTTAAATTAGTCATTATTCTCACCAACCTTTCTGACTATATTATAACCCAATACATCGCAATAGTCAATTAAGAAAGTATAAATAAAATATAAACAAAATATAAACAGCATAACCGCGCAGCAGCACCAGCCCACGCCGCGGCATACTACGCAGCGAAACACACCGCGAAACACACAGCGCAATCCGTCGCGAAATATCGCGCCATGTAATGTCGTTGAATCATCAACATTATTCCACAATAATGTATACGGTATAGTTACGCTGCAAAATTCGCCGCAGAATTGATACAATGTATTTTCTCGCTGTGGGAATTTGCGGGCGTGATTTTTTGCAATAATGGTATCATA